CAACTTGCACAAATTCAACCAGGAGCATTTGCTACACAAACTGTAGGTTATGCACCACCAGCAGCTCCGGCTAGTCCTATGTCACAATTCCTAGGAGGTGCCGCAGGTATCGCAGGTATTGGTGGTAAACTAGGATTGTTCGGCTAATGAGTAAAATTTTAAGAAGACCAATGTTTAGAGGTGGACCTGTATCCAGTTATGGAAACGGTATTGCTACGGGACTCGCGGACGGCGGTAGAGTTGGTTATAATGTTGGTGGACCTATTTATCCAGCAGGATATTCAGCGGCTCCAGGCACAGGTATAACAGGTGCTGATATTAAAAATATGGCTGAAAAGAAAGTATTTACGTCAGGGTTTGGTAAAGACACTGCTCAATTAAACAGCACATTAAAAGATTTATATATGAACTACATACAATCACCTTTAGAAAAAGGTGGTAATAGATTTATAGATTATATGGCAGGTACTGAATTTGAAGATAAAGATTCTCCTTTCTTTGGCAATCAAAAAGATTTTAAAAGAATTTACGAAAGAGATGTATTACCTTTAGCAAGTGAAATGTCTGCAGAAATGATTCCTCAAATATCTTCTGAAGGTGAATATGAGGAAGCTTATATGACTCCTGAAGAAGTTAAATTAAGAAACGAACAAAGAAAAAAATCTTACATAGATAATCCTGTATATGATGCAAGAGAACAAGCTATTATGGACCAAGAAGGTCTTGATCAAGTTAAAGCAATCAACGATAGAAAAAGAAGAGAAGAAGAAGAAGCTAATAGAATAAAAGGTGGTGGACAAGATGCAGCTGAAGATGATTTTGAAATACCAGTAGGTGTTACAGAAATGGAAGGAGAAGAAACAGTTGATGGTGGTGCAGTAGGTTATAAAGAATTAGCTGACAGTTATTTTGAAGCAATGAGTCAAGGATCTGATGAACGATTGGCTGAAAGATTAGCAGCAGCAGATGAAAGATCTGCAGAGAGATTAAAGAAAGCAAGAATCGGAGATCTTTCAGATTTAGGTTTAAATATCTTTGCTAAATCACAAAAACCAGGAGCGACTGTTGGAACTATGTTAGGTTCTGCGGCTGAAGATTTAATTGCTAAACCAAGCAGATCCGAAAAAGAAAAAGATAGAGGAGATATAAGAAGAGAGAGATTAGAAGATGCTGCAGCTAATAGAGAAGAAGGAAGATTCGATGCTGCTACTCAAATGGCATTTAAAGAATTAATGCAAGAAAAAGGTTTTGACTTTAAAGATTTACAATCAGAAAAATCAGTTAACGCTGCAATGGATAGATTAAAACTACAATTAGAAACTTCAGAGTCTATTGCAGAAAAAAGAATTATTGCACAAAGAATTAGAGATTTAGAATCATTTAGAAATAAAGAATTTTCACCAGGTATAACTGAAAAGAATACTAAATATTTATCAAGCCTAGAACCAGGAACTAAAGAACATAATATTGCTCTTAAACAATCTGGATATGCTAATAATATATTTAGACAAGCTGCTAACGCCGCTAATGATTTAGAAGGATTTGCTTATACGGTTGATGATGTACTTTCAGATGGTCCTATTTATTACAAAGATTGGGGTGGATTATGGAAAAATGATGGATCTCAAGAAGATGGAACTTATTTAATTGAAGAAACAAAAGAAATTTTACAAGTTAAAGACGGCGCAGAAGTATCTAGAAAAAAAATTCAAATGCAATAAGGAGGTTAAATGGGATTAATTCTTGATTTAGGAGCTCCAAAAGCTGAAGAACTACAACCAGCAGAAGAAAACAACGAGATAAGCACATTTAAATCAGCAATGGCTGGAATAGGTTCTGGTCTTTTTAAAATACCTGAAGGTTTTATATCTACAGGTGCAATGTTTTATGATTTATTTAACGACACCGATAAAGCTGCTGAAGTAGAAAAGTATTTTGCAGACATAAATCCTTTTGATGAAATGGCAGAAGCGACAGCTGCTGGTAGAATTACAGAACTAATTGTTAACATTGGTGTGCCCGGTGGATTTGCAGCTAAAGCAGCCTCCAGTATAGCTCGAGCAGGTATTGTTGCATCACAAAGTGGTAGATTAGTAAACCTTGGAACTAAAGCTGGTAAAGAAGCTGTTGAAGTTATTGGTAAAAAAGCAGCTACAAAAGTAGCACCTCAACTTACCAAGACAGGCAAAGCCCTTACATTCGGATCAGGAGCACTAGGAGCTGGTGTTGCAGAAGGTATTTTTGTAGCCGATACAGAAGAAGCAGGAACGTTTGGAGATTTAGTAGGAGGTTTTACAGAACTAGACAGAGGTTTAGAAGGTACAGATTATGATCCTGGAAGAGAATTATTAAACAGATTAAAGTTTGGGACTGAAGGTGCTTTATTTGCTGGAGCTATTGGAGGTGCTGGTGTTGCAATTAAAAAATTAAGAAACACAGACAATGCAGGAAAAGTTGTTAATGGTAGATTTAATAATTGGTTAGACAAATGGGTTTCTCAACCATTTAGAGCTAGAGGTAAACAAACTAAAGAAGCATTTGAACAACAAAGAAAATTAGTAGGAGCTGAAGCTTCGGATCAAAATGTTACTGAAACAATTGTTAGAGAATTAGATGGACAGATAAGTAAACTGTTTCCATTTTTTAAAAGAGCTATTGGTGACAAAACTGTAGATGCTCAACGTAAATCACTTCTTCGACAAATGAATAAAGTTTTACTTTCTAGTGAAAGAAATGCAAATAAATTAGATCCTATTATTGAAACAACTACCGATGCTACTGGAGAGTTAATTGAAAAAGTTAGATTTGGTGGAATGAATACTCAAGCTATGAATGAGTTTACAGAACAGTTGGCTAAACTAGGAGCAAAAGCTGACGACATTGAAGCTATAAAATTAAACCTTGGAGTAATGAGATCTGGATGGGGTGATTTATTTTCTTCAATGGGTAGAAGATTAGATGCACAGGGAGCACAAGAATTTAGAAAATTATTTGGAGATAAGGTTACTACGTGGTTAGACTCTACATACGACGTATTTAAAAATAGAAAATCTAAAATAGGTGAATTGTATACACCTACTGCTCAAGTAATGGAATCTGCTAAAGCATCTTTCAAACAATTATACAGAGATAATGTAGGAAAAGAATTATCGGATGCAGCAGCACAACAAGAAGTTTTAAAAGTTTATAACTCTGCAGGTCTTGAACAAGGATTTAAACTAAACTCTAAATCAGATCCTTACTTTCAAGTTCCTGACTTCTTTTTAGGAAAATCTGCAGCAGATGACGCGTTGAAAGTTAATGACAGTAGATTAGCAGAAATGACTGGAGTACAAAAACAAGTTATAGAAGATTTGTTTGGTAAAGGTAATGATGCTTTTCAAACTATTTTAAATGGTACTAATAAACTATCTGGTATTGTAAGACGTAACGAATACTTCGATAATCTTTTAAAAACTTCTAATGAATTAAGAGCTGCAGGTAAAACTCCTACGTTTGCTAACAGTAGAGATGAAGCAGCAAGATTATTTGGTGGAGTAGAAGGGGTGGACTGGAAAGCAATTACTCCTGTTCAAGCCACCAAAGCAGGGATAAAAGGTATAGAGCCGCTTGATCCTTTTCTTGATTACAAACAAACTTTAAAACCATTAAAAGGTGAACGTAAACCTTTATTAAGAGGGGAAGTAGATATGGAACTTCCTATTCATAACCCACTACAAACGAAGTATGCATTAGCAGGAACAGTAGATAGTATTGTAAAACCTATTGATGAAATGGCTGCGGGTAAAAGTCTTACTTCTCAAATTTATCAAAATTTAATTCTATATCCTAAAGCTACATCACAGATGGCTAAAACAATTTTATCTCCATTTACTCACGCAAGAAACTTTGTAAGCGCGGGAGCTTTTGCTATGGCCAATGGTATAATTCCTTTCTCGGACCCTCAAGCAGTTAAACAAGCGTTTAATGCTTTACAAGTTGCAGGACCAGGAACAAGAAAATCTAATGAGTTTTATCAAAAACTTTTAAGACTAGGTGTGGTTAACTCACAAGTACAACTTGGAGATCTACAAAACTTATTAAGAGATGTTAACTTTGGTGGTGTTACCGGTAAACTTGCATCTGCAGATAACCTAGCAAGTTATGGATTAAACAGATTACTTAAAGGTTTATCTAAAGTTAAAAAGTTTTCTGAAGATGCATACACAGCTGAAGATGACTTCTGGAAGATATTTTCTTTTTTAGGTGAATCTAAAAGATTAAAAAATGCATATAGATCTGCAGGTCTATCATTAGGTCAAGAGTTTACAGATATGGCTGGCAATACAGTAAGACTAACTGATGATTTAATAGAAGAACAAGCAGCAGATATTATTAAAAATAATATTCCAAACTATGCTTATGTTTCTGAATTTGTAAAAGGATTAAGAAAGTTTCCGCTTGGAAACTTTGTATCTTTCCCTGCAGAAATAATGAGAACAAGCACTAACATTGTATCTAGATCACTAGATGAAATATTTTACACAACTACAATTAATGGTAAACAAGTTAATCCATTTAGAACTATTGGTCTTAAAAGATTAGGTGGTATGGCCTTTACAACAGCTGCCGTACCTGCGGGGATCGTGAGTGGTATGTCAGCGCTTTACAATGTAACACAAGATGAGCGTGCAGCTATGAGAAGATTTGTAGCGGACTGGTCTAAAAACTCTACATTAATTCCAATTAGAGATAAAGAAACTGGTAAATTAAAATATGTAGATTTCTCTCACGCTAATGCATATGATACAATTACAAGACCCATTCAAACTATATTAAACAGAGTACAAGCTGGAGAAACAAATAAAAATGGAATGATGGATGATTTCATTATGGGTATGATTGAATCTACAAAAGAATTAGGTTCACCATTTGTTAGTGAATCTATTTGGACTCAAGCGTTAATGGATGTAGCTCCTGTTCTAGGTAGAAATGGTAGAACTCCAGAAGGTTACAAAGTATGGAGTAATCAAGATCCTATAGGCACAAAAGTTTCTAAAGCAGTAGGACATTTAATTCAATCACAAGCACCTTTAAACTGGAAACAATTACAAAGAATTGGTTTATCTATGAAGCCTACTGATGACAAAGGCAGATTAGATAACAGAGGAAGACAGTATGAATTATCAAATGAGTTAATGGGAATCATAGGTGCAAGAGCAATTGAAATTGAACCTGAAAAATCTATGATTTATAAAACTGCAGATTACTTAAGGGGCGCTAGAGAATCTAAAGCTTTATTTTCAACTGTAGCTTTAAAAGGTGGAGAAGTAACTCCAACTGCATTAGTAGATGCCTACATTAATGCCAACAGAGCTTTGTTTAGTAATCAAAGAGAATTATTAAAAGATGTTCAAGCAGCTACAACATTAAAAGGAGATATGAAAAAAATTGGATCTTATGTTTCCGGCAAGATTGGTAAAAAAAATTATGGAGCTATTCGAAAAGAAATGTATGTTCCTTATGTGCCTTCTAAAAATGTATTTCGTAAATCAAGAGAAATAACAAGAGATATACAAGAAGTAGATCCGACTTATAGAGATCCATTAAGAGATATATTGCCTGTAATTGCTAACATTAGAAGACAATTATTTAGATATGATTTAAATGATATGTTCCCAGAATTAGAAAATCCTCTTAATCTTTCTTTAGGATCAGAAATATTAAACACTGTACAAACTCCTTTAATTAATTTAGGATTTTTAGGAGAAAATAACATTATAAAACCACCTATGACTATAGATCCTGTCACTGGACTAACTTCTACAGAAGAAGTATTATTAGATCCTATGGAAAAAATGTATAGAAAAAATCAAAGAAAAACTAACAAACCAGTATAATGGCAATAGAACCCAAAAATACAAGAGAACATATCATATCACTTTACGGACACGTGACCGGATTAAAAAAAGATATTTCACAGATTAAGAACAATCACTTGAAACATATCCACGAAGACGTAGAAAAATTGGGCGGTAAGATAGACAAGGTCTATTGGGTTCTTTTAGCTGCTGCGGGATCAGCGGCCATCTTTGCTTTGGAAAAAATCATTAACTAGGAGAAAATATGCAGTTGAGTCGTAACTTCAGTTTACAAGAGCTTATCAAATCAGACACAGCTATACGTAAAGGTATAGATAACAATCCTAATTCAGATCAAATTGAAAAATTAAAATTACTTTGTGAAAATATATTACAACCGGTCAGAGATCATTTCGGCAGAGTTAAGATTACCAGCGGATACCGTTCACCAGAATTATGTCAAGCAATCGGCAGCTCTGTAAATTCACAGCACGCCAAAGCCGAGGCCGCAGACTTCGAATGTGTTGGAGTTGACAATGCTGAACTTGCTGATTGGATTAATAGAGAGCTTTCCTATGATCAATTGATCGTCGAGTATTATACGCCAGGCGAACCTAACTCGGGATGGATACATTGTAGCTGGATCGCGGAACAACCAAGAGCTAGTTTTCTGTGGGCTTACAGATCTGAAGGTAAAACTAAATACAAACCTATTCTAGGTAAAGCAAAAGATTTAGTTTAATTACAAACACATCCGTAGAAATTACCACTACCATCATTCATTATATGTAGATTTAAAGTGTCTGCATAACCAGATAATTTTTCTCTTAATATATTACAAAGATCCATACAATCCACTTCACTAGTTAAAACTATTCCATCTAATATTTCTTTAGTAACTGGAATGAGTTGAAACAAACCATCATTTAAAATAATTAAATCCAATCTCTTAACTCCTCTCCCATAACTTCTGTTGCAATGTTAATCTTTTTTCTCAAAGCTTTTCTAATCTTTTCATCTACAGTTTTTGGTGCTATAAGATCGACATATGTTACCGCCTTCTTCTGCCCTATTCTATGCGCTCTGTCTTCTGACTGCAGTCTTTTTTCTAGGTCATATCCATTAGAATAGTAAACTACATTATTAGCTTCGGTTAATGTAATTCCATAACCACCGGTCTGTGGATTACCAACAAAGAATCTTGCATTTGATTCCGGGTCCTGGAATTTTACAATATTATCTTGTCTTACATCAGCCTCAATAGCCCCATAGTATTGAACTATAGAGTCTTCTCCATACTTTTTAGATATAGCAGCTACGATTTGTTTAATATCATATACATAGTTAGCCCAGATAATTACTTTACCTTCTACCTCTTCAAGCAATTCAAGTAATGAATTGATACGATTGTTTTTAATTTCAGTAATAGTGTCATCATCATTCTTTAAATGACCACACGTGATTTGATGTAAACGCATTAGCTGCGTTAGTACGTGAGGCGCGGTTGCCATCTTACCTTTTAGAGAAGCGAGGGCCGCGGTTTTCATAGTAGAATAAGCTTTGGTTTGTTCTTCTGTTAGTTCTACCTGTCTCTCTATGTATGTTTTAGCAGGCAAATCTAAACAATCTTCTTTTAAAACCCTGTCCGAAAAAGGTTTTAATATTTTAGATAACTCATCGAGTCTTTGATAACCACCAACTAGCTGTACTCTACGACCACCAAAGTTTGCATTTTTCATAACTGCATATCTATTTCTAAATGAATAATAAGAAGTAAAGCCAAGTAACTCTTCATTTAAAAATTCACACTGTGTATATAAATCTAATGGTGATTTAGTTACTGGAGATCCAGTAAGAATTCTTTTGTACTTTGCTAACTTACCCAATAATAAAATTGATTTAGTTCTTTTTGCTGTAGGAGTTTTAATTGTAGTAGACTCATCTACAGTCATCAAAGTATTATGACATCTTAAAAACCTTGTGGCAAATTCAAGGCCTTTTTTTGTCGAGAATGCTTCTACATTCATTACAAGGATGTGAAGGTCTAGGTCTGGTTTAAATAATTGCTGATACTCTTTATCCTTTGTTTTAGATGTAGTCGCAGTCCATAGTATCGTTTTATGATCTATGTGGCTAGCTAAATGATTTGGTATCTCACCTGAATACCAGTTTCTATAAACACCCTTTGGTGCTATAATTAACGCCCCATTTATTTTACCCGTATCGTAAAGCATAGCCATATTATCAACTAACACTTTTGATTTACCTGTACCCATCTCCATAAAATATGCGTACTCTTCTTTGTCCCAAGACTTTTCCAACGCAGATAATTGATGTGCGTATGGTTTAGTTTTAAATTTATAATTTATCATTTTTTTCTTCTTTCTAGTTGACAATTATATAAATTACTGTATGAAGTCTGTCAAGTAAAAGAAATAAGAAATGAAAAATAAAATATTTGAATTATATAAACCAGATTCTTTAGCTAGTTTTTTAGAATTTTATAAAGCTAATCCTAAAGAAAAATTTGTTTATGTGATTCAACAACCACCACCTAATATAAATATATTAAGTGCGTCTGATTTTGGTTACCTTGTAATCTGCTTACCCAATAGGGACCAAGCTATTTTTTCTACTGCACCATACACGCAGAAAATGAAAAAAAATTTACAAGACTTTCGTAAGGAAGACTATTTACTTGCTGTAGGAGATCCTGTAATAATTGGTATCTCAACTGCAATAGTAAGTGAAGTGACTGCAGGTCAGTTCAATATGTTGAAGTGGGATAAACGTGAATATAGATACTATCCACTAGAAGTAGATATGTATCAGAAAGGATAACTATGAGTGAAGATGTGAGAGATATGATGTTAGAAGATTCAAAAGATCTTTTAGATAATGTTGAGGTAACAACTGTTGCTGATCAATGTGTAAAGTTAAAACAAAAAGAAGATGAGATTGCAAGTTTAGAAGAGCAACTCAAAAATAAAAAAGCAGAGGCTGATGATATCAGTTCTCGTGTGATACCAGAATTACTGGCAGAGCAAGGACTATCAGAAATTAAATTAGCTGATGGGTCTAAAGTTGCTGTCAAAAAAGAATTTAGGTGCACTCTTCCAAAAGATGAAGTGAAGAGAGAAGCAGCCTATCAATGGCTTCGAAACGAAAAGTTAGGAGATATTATTAAAAACAATATCTTTGTAACTTTTGGTAAAGGAGAAGATGACAAGGCGAAACGTTTGTTGGACCTTGCTGCAGAGAATGGATATGAGCCGCAACAGAAATCTGATGTAGCTTGGATGACATTAACTGCTCTATTCAGAGAGCGTATCGAGGCCGGTCTTGATATGCCCTCTGATGTTTTTAATACTTGGATTAAAGACAAAACTAAAATAACCCGGAAATAATGGAGAAACAATAATGAGTAATGAAGTAATGAAAAAAGACACTGGATCTATTGCCTTGTTTGGTGATGATGCAGCAAAAGGTTTTGAGAATATGACGCAAGAAGATATGGCGTTACCATTTGTCAGAATCTTGGGACAATTATCACCGCAGGTAACTGATGGTGATGCAAAGTATATAGAAGGTGCCAAACCTGGTATGATCTATAATACTGTTACCAGCGAGTTATACGATGGTAAAAAAGGTATCAAGATAATTCCTTGCTACTACAAAAAAGATTATCCAGAATGGTCGGATAGAGGGGATGGACCAGGTGCTCCGGTCGCAGTTCACCTACCGAACAGTCCGGTAATCGCAACAGGTAAGAGAGATGGATCTAAAATTAGATTACCTAATGGTAACTATTTAGAAGAGACAGCTTCTTACTATGTAATGATTGAGACAAAGTCTGGTGGTTATACACCTGCTTTGATCACAATGAAATCAACTCAATTAAACGTTAGTAAAAAATGGAATTCTATGATGAAAACCATACAAATTGCTGATGGTAAAGGGGGATTTGCTATACCTCCTATGCACGGAGTTGTTTATAATCTAGCATCTACCTTACAAAAGAACGACAAAGGTTCTTGGTATGGCTGGGTTGTAACGCAGGACAGAATTTTAGGTCAAGCAGATAAGGCTTTGTACTTAAGTGCAAAAGACTTTTCTGGGAATGTATCTAAAGGGACCGTTCAAACAAAAGCTGATGTAGAAGAGAAGGTATCGGACTCAACTCCGTACTAAATAAAATAGGGGGATTGTGAGATCCCCCTTTACAAAGAAAGTAGAAGTGGTAATGACTAAATTCAAATCAATATTTCAAGGATTAGAAATCGCTTATGGACAATATCAACCCGGTGAGCGAGGAGAGAACGGCAAGCAAAAAGGAAAAGCTTTTATTGTACGTGGTTCCGTCACCGACGAACACTGGAACAATCATCTCAAAGGAGAAGGAGCAGCCCTTGGGATTATCCCTATCACAGAAAATAATGATTGTAGGTGGGGGTGCATTGATATTGACGAATATAACCTTGATCACATTGGCCTCATTAAAAGTATTAGGAATCATAAACTCCCATTAATAGTTTGTCGTAGTAAATCAGGCGGCGCACACGTATTTTTATTTACCAAAGAAAACATTCCTGCATCATTGATGCAATCAAAATTAAAAGAGATGTCTATCATACTTGGTTATGAAGGCTCTGAAATATTTCCAAAACAAACAGAGATACTTGTTGAACGTGGGGACACAGGTAACTTTTTAAATTTACCCTACTACAATGAAATGAAAGGACTACGTTATGCTATCAACGATAATGGCGCCGGTTGTACACTTGAGGAATTTTATAAGCTCTATGATGTTTACGCTCGGACTAAAGAACAAGTCGAAGAAATCAAAACAGAAGAGAAAAAAATAGAAGAAGCATTTCCTGGAGGACCCCCTTGCTTAAACAAATTAGCATCAATAGGTTTTGGTGAGGGTTCCAGAAATAATGCATTATTTAATGTAGCAGTTTACTATAAACAATCATCACCAGATAGTTGGGAAGATGAAATTGTAAAAGCAAATATGAAATTTATGGACCCACCATTAAGTAATAGTGAGGTTCAACAACTAATTAAATCTGTAAATAGAAAAGGTTATGACAAGTATAGATGTAAAGATGCACCTATTAATGCAGTATGTCAATCAGGTTTATGTAGAACAAAAAGATTTGGTGTAGGGTTTGGAGAAGAAGAGATGCCTGTATTGGGTAGTCTTACAAAATATTCTTCAACACCACCACAATGGTTTTTAAGTGTAGATAAAAAAAGAATAGAATTAAAATCAGAACAACTTTATAGTCCAAACTTATTTGCACTAGCGTGTTTAGATCAAGCTAATTTAATTGTACCAATACCAAAACCAAAAGATTGGAAGCAGCATTTTTTAAAACCAATGATGCAAGGTTTACAAGAAGTAGAACCATTGGAGTCTTTAGATCCAGAGAATGAGCTTACAGGATTATTACAAGATTGGACTACTAACAGACAATCAGCAAGAACTATGGATGATGTATTTAATAAGCTGCCATTCACAGATGAGAAAAAGGAATTTACTTATTTTAGAATGGAAGACTTTTATAATTTTTGTAAACGAAATCACTGGGAAATGGATAAAACTAAAACAGGTAACTTATTAAAAAGGTTAACTAAAAAAGCTGGGTATGCAGAAGATCTATTTATATGTGAGGAACGCGTAAGAATTAAGAAACAACAACCAAGGCTAATTAAGATTAAAACAATGAAACAAACCGAGGCGTCTGTTTCTAAAACACCATATCAAATAGAAAACTTTTAATGTTTGATAAGGATGTTGGAGCTAATTGGCATTTACGGTTTCGTTTAAAATTAGAAGAATTACAAAAAGAAAATGAAAAACTTAAACTTAAAAACAAAATACTAGAAAGGAAAATAAAAAAATATGAAAACAATAATACTAGGACCACCTGGAACAGGGAAGACAACAACACTATTAAATCTCGTTGATGAGTTTATACAAGACGGTATAAGACCAAAACAAATAGGTTATTTTTCTTTCACTAAAAAAGCTGCAACAGAAGCTGCCAACAGAGCTGCAGAAAAATTTAACCTGGACATAGATAATGATTTAACTTTCTTTAGAACTCTACATTCTTACGCATTTAACCAATTAGGAATGACTCGAGAAAAGATGATGGGTAGTGAAGACTACAAAGAGTTTGGTGAGAAATGTGGTATTCCAATTAAGGTTGCAAAGTTTTCTGATGGGGATGGTACATTTAATTGTGATAACGAATACCTTACAATTATAAATACAGCAGCTGTAAAGCGAATGGATCTTCTAGACTATTACGATTCTAGAAAAAACATACTAGACATAGAACGAAACACATTATTTTTATTAGCAGAAGAATTAAAAAGATTTAAAAAAGAAAAAGGATTGAAAGATTTTAATGATTTGATTGAAGACTTTTTATTAAAAGAAACTACCAATAAGTTTGAAGTATTATTTATAGATGAAGCTCAAGACTTATCATTACTACAGTGGGAAATGGTAAGAAAGATTTGGGCAAGAGCAGGCAAAACTTATATTGCAGGTGATGATGACCAAGCTATATTTAAATGGGCCGGTGCAGATGTAGATCACTTCATAGCACTTAAAGAAGAGGTAGATGATATACAAACACTAGATCAATCTTACAGGATTCCTGGTGGACCCATACACGAGTTGTCTCAAAAAATAATTAATCAAGTACAAAATAGATTTGATAAAGATTATAAACCTAGAGAAGAAGAAGGAGTCTTAAAAAGATATTCTGATATTACACAAGTAGATATGAGTGAGGGTAATTGGTTAGTATTATCTTCTGCAAATCATTTTCTAGATCAAGTTAAAGAAGTATGTGAGCTGCGGGGGTGGTATTATCAATACAAAGGACGTAACTCTATATCTTTAAAATTATTATTAGCACTAAACAACTGGGAGTCTTGGCGTAATGGTGCATTACTTAATCACCTGGAGATAAAAAATATATATGAATACCTTGGGTCAAGTGTACTAGAAGGATTTAGAAAAGGCAAAACACTACACGCAGATAATAAATATACATTAGCAGAGTGTCAGAAAGATCACGGCTTATTAGTGTCTACAGTTTGGTTTGAATCTTTTGAAGGATTAGATCCTATCACAGAGAATTACATTCGTAATATGAGGGCGAATGGTGAAACGTTAAATAGAAATCCTCGTATAATAATGTCAACTATACACGGAGCGAAAGGAGGAGAAGCTGACAAAGTTCTATTGATGCAAGACATAACAAACGCTGCACTCGAAACATTTAGTTATGACCCGGATGAATTACATAGATTATTTTATACCGGAGCGACGAGAGCGAAGCGTGAATTACACGTGCTAGATCCAAGAGACTTTGACAGAGCTTATATATTATGAAAATACCAAAACAACATAAAGAAAATACTAGAGAGGAAAGACAAATAATACAAGATGCGTTTATGGAAAGTCGTCATAGTTTTTTAGATGACTATGATAAACATCAAAAAATAATAGAAGATAATTTTCCTTTGTATGCAAAAGATGAAACTCAAGTTCCTTGTTTATTAACAATGGATATTATTTATAATTCAAAAGGTCATATGACAGAGAAAGCATTTTTATCTTATAAAGCTTTTGTTCAAGATGTATTGGATGGCTGGAAACCTCCTGTAACATTTGAAGTTATTAAAGGAGGAAAAAAATGACCAACAAAGAAATATTTAAAAAAGCTACATACGACTCACTAGATAAACAGGTGGGTGGAAAACATTATAAGAATATGAAGATTCAACCTGCTGAATTTATTAACGAAAACAAGTTGCTTTTTGCAGAAGGCAACGCTATAAAATACATCTGTAGACATCAATCTAAAGGAAAAGAAGAGGACGTGAGAAAAGCAATACATTATTTAGAGATGGTTCTTGAAAGGGACTACGAATGAGAAGTACCCAGATCCCGTTGTTCACACCAGAAACGGAATGGGTTATGCCAGAAGAACTAAAAGATCTTCGAGGACATAAAGAAATAGCAATCGATTTAGAGACTAATGATCCACATTTAAAAGAGCTGGGCTCTGGTAATGTCACTGGAAAAGGACATATTGCTGGCGTTGCGGTGGCCGTAGAGGGCTGGTCAGGGTATTTCCCTATCCACCACGAGTCTGGTGGTAATATGGACAAAAATTTAGTTTTAGAATGGCTTAAAGATATTTGTAATCAACCTGATACTACCTTTATATTTCACAATGCAATGTATGATATTTGTTGGTTAAGATCAGCAGGAGTTATTGTCAAAGGTAAGATAGTTGACACAATGATAGCAGCGTCTTTGATTGATGAGAATAGATTGTCTTATCAATTAAATACACTCGCAAGATTTTATATAGGTATGGGTAAGGATGAAAGTATTCTTAATGCAGCAGCAAAAGAATATGGTCTTGATCCTAAAAAAGATATGTGGAGATTGCCAGCGCTTTTTGTTGGACAGTACGCGGAACGTGATGCGGAGTCTACACTTAAACTTTGGAAAAGATTAGAGACAGAGCTGTACACACAAGAGCTATGGGATGTATTTAATTTAGAAACTAGATTGTTTCCGTGCCTAGTTGATATGAGATTCAAAGGTGTAAGAGTTGATTTAGACAAAGCAGCTAATATCAAAAAAAATCTTATGCAACGTGAGTCTAAAATCATTAGTAAAATCAAAAGTTTAACAGGAGTTGACGTAGAAATACACGCAGCTCGAAGTATCGCAAAAGCTTTTGACAATTTAAAACTTCCATATGACAGGACAGAAAAAAGTAATGAACCTAGCTTTACTAAAAACTTTTTACAAAACCATCCACACGAATTACCAAAACTAATTGCGGATGCTAGAGAGATTAACAAAGCGCACACAACTTTTATAGATTCAATTACTAAACACGCAGTCGATGGAAGAATACACGCAGACATAAATCAAATACGATCAGATGCAGGCGGGACCGTGACTGGTAGATTCTCTATGAGTAATCCAAACTTACAGCAGATTCCAGCGAGGCATCCGGAGCTCGGACCGTTGATTAGATCTATATTTATTCCAGAAGAAAAAACTACCTGGGGATCATTTGACTACTCACAACAAGAACCTAGAATTTTAGTACACTATGCAAAGTTACAAAACTTATCTGGTGTTGATGAAATTGTAGATGCATACAATGCAGGGGACGCAGACTTCCACCAGGTTGTTGCAGATATGGCAGGCATTGAACGTAAGCA